GCGAGCATTGGATGTTCTTGAAGCTGTAGGTCGGCATTGCCCGCTCCTCACGGATTGACGTTGATCACCACGTTGACGGAATGCACGGCGCCGGCGAGCTTGGCCGCCACCTGGAACGGCACGCTCTTGCGCGCGGCGCGGTCGGCCTGCGCCTGCTGGGCGATCGGCGGCTGGTAGACGTAGTATCCTTTCTGCAAGAACTGCCCCTGCACCAATTGCCCGAAGCCGGCGGCGTTCCACACGCCGGGCGCCATCAGCCCGTTGTTGACGCCCTGCTGGCAGGCGGCCTCGATCGCGGTCGCGATCTGGTTGTTGCCGGCGTCGGTCTGCGGGATTTTGAGCGAGCCGTAGAGCAGATTGTAGACGTTGGTCTGCACCTCGTTGGCCAGCCAGTCGCAGCCCCAAATCGTATCTATGAACTGGCCGGAGGCCACCTTGCCGTTGACGATGATGTTCGTGTTGTTGTTGAAGGCCGCGAAGTAATTGTAGTTGTTCGCATTGAGCGCGCTCGCCTGCGAAGGGGTGAGCACCTCCGCGACGATGCCGGGCTCCTGCTTGAACATGAGCGTGATCGTGGTGTTGTTGCCTTCGAAGTTGACGGTGGCCATGCGGCCGAGCATCGAGGCGACCGAGAACGGCGAGGAGGAGGAGTATTGCACGAAGGATCGATTGTAGGCGAGCGCCTTGAGCTGCGCGCCGATGCTGGTCGTGTCCGGCGTGACCAGCGCGGTGCTCTCCTGCGTCGGCACGGCGTAGAGGTGCGGATTGGTGGTGCCCTCGATGTAGGCGGCGACCGCGAGGTGGTCGCTGTCGAGGATGTCCCCGTTGGTGGGACCGGCCGCGAACATCAGCCCGTACCATTGGGTCGCAATCGCGGTGTCGAACAGGGTGACGCACTGCACGGCGCTCTCGGCCGCGATGCCGGCCTGGGTGTAGGTGAGCTGTGCGGCGGTGCCGAGCAGGAACGAGCCGTCCGAGATGTCGGTGCCGCCGGTGCCGGCGGTGAGCGCCGAGACGCTGGACGACGGCCCGGTGGTGCCGCTCTTGAAAACAAATTGCGAGCCGTTCCAGGTGCAGGTCGAGAGCGTGAAGCCGCCGGTGGCAATCGCGCGCATCGCGGTCTGGATCACGCTGGCAACGCCGTTGAGCGTGGTCTGCCCGGCAAAGGTGCCGCAGGAGATGTTGGTGGCCACACTGCCGTCGATCGCCACCTTGAAGGTGCCGTTAGTGATCACGGTCCAATTCGACATGGCCTGTTGGGCCGGCGTGAGCGCGCCGCCGATCATGAGGCCGGCGGTCGCGGTCTTGGCCCAGCGCCCGATGTAGAGCGTCTGCGGCTGCGGGCTTTGGCCGAAGTAGAGCGCGGCGGCCAGATACTCGCCTGCGCTCTGGCCGAAGTCGGTGCCCACTTGAGCGAGCGAGGTGTAGGTGCGCAGCCGCTGCTTGACATCGATCACGTCGCTGTCGCCCAGGATCAGCGGGATGTTGAAATTGGCGAACTGTGCCGGCGGCGGCGTGAGGATGACCGAGACCGCGACAATGGAGGAGACCGGAAGGCCGATTGTCATGGGTGGGGCACTCCGATGTTGAATGTGGGCGTCGGCGGCGTCGCATCGGTGACGAGCGTGCCCTGCGAGGACAGAAGATTGAGCACGGGGTAGCTGCGCACGATCTCGCGCCGGATCACCACGCGAATGTCGACCTGATAAAGCCAGCGCTCCTTGAGCAGCGACGGCACGGCGGTCGCCTCGCCGGTCTCGACGATGCCCATGTCGGCCTGCGTGAGCGCCTCAAGGTTTTGCGGGATCATCGCGCCTTCGCGGAATATCTCGGCGAAGCTGTCGGCCTGCCCGCTCACGCCGGTATCGAAAAACGAGGCCATGATCGTGAGCAGCTCGTGCCGGCGGATGGTGTCCGAGCCAAGCCCGGTGGCATCGTGCAGAATGTAGGGGTAGGTGTCGCTCGCCCGCTCGATCACGCCGATCGCGCACCACGCGGTCGCGGCGTCGGGGATCACCGGCGGCTCGGCCTGCCAGCGCGGGCGCACGAGGTTGCCGGCGAGCCCGGTGATGCCGACAATCCATTGCTGCAGGAAGCGATTGAGCGCCTGCCCTTCGAGCGGCGCGGGCGATGGCGCGGGTGCCAGATAGCCGGCGGTCGAGCTGTCGTTGGGCATTCAGAGCACCGGGGTCGGGCTGCGCGGGGCGGTGTCAACGTAATCGATGCTCTTGGCTTCCGCCACCGTCATGCCGCCCGCCTCGCCGAAATCGCTGTAGTCGTCGATCGAGGTGACGACGTAGTAGTTGCCGTGCCAGAGCACGAGGTCGGGGTCGTAGTTGACCGAGCTTTCCTTTGCCGCCATGCGCAGCTTGAAGCGCGAGATCACCTTGATGGTCTTGCCCTCGTACTGGTAGGCGTCCTCGCGCGTGAGGCTCGACTGCCCGGTGGGCTGCACCGATCCGACCACGGTGAAGCGCTGCACGGAGTTGCTGCGCTCGCCGTACTGGTTGACGCTTTCAAGCCTGCGGATGACAACGAATTTCTGCCCGGCGATCAGCGGGTCGAGCAGTAGCTCGGTGACATCGAGCTGGCTCACGTCTCGGCGGCCGGCGGTGGCGGCGGGTTGTTGGCCTTGCGGTGGCGCTCGCAGGCGGCCGCAATGGCGCGGCTGCACTCCTGGCGCATGGCGAGGAGATCGTGGCCATACATCTCCTCGACGAGCGCGCGTTGGGCGTAGTGCCCGATGATGTCGTCGATCTCCTTGGCCTGCAAGGCTGCCTCGTCGCTCACTTGTTGCCTCCGATCTTGCGCAGCACGTAGGTGATCGAGTTGATCATCTGCGCGGTGTCGATCAGCGCCGTGAATATCCCGGTCTGCGGCGGTACTCCGGCGGCGATGTTTTGGTGGACTTCCTTGATCCGCTTTTTGCGCCATGTCTTGCTTTTCCGTCGGTATATCCTGCCCATGACGGTGCGCATTGCCAACGGGGGCGGAATGTCGGAGCGGATGCGCATCTTGATGGCGTCGCGGGTTTCCATCCCCATGCGCGAAAGCTCGCGCTCCACCGCGCCGGAATTGCCGGCCCAGGCGAAGCTCGCGGCGCGCTTCAAGCGCGCGGCGATCTCGTTCTCGCGGGCCTTGATCGTGGGCCGCATGAACGGCCGGGCGGGAATGTTGGCGGCCGGGGCGCCGTGCTCGTGAATGTAGGCGAGCGCCGCATTGGTGATCGGCTGGCCCCGGTCGGTCTTCTGCGCCGGCACGCCGACCATGACGCGGGTGTCGGCGAGCGTGGTGATGGCCTTGCTGACCTGCTTGAGGTGGTCAACGATGGTGACGCTGACCTGCGGGGCCATCAGCGGCGGCGGCGATCGTGGATGAAAACGTGCTGGCCGGGCGCCGCCTTGCCCGGCGCCCTGCTGCCTTCCGGCTTTTCGGCGAGCCTCTCGGAATATTCGTCGGCATCGGCTCCGGCGTCGTCGGCCAACTCCATGCCCCAGGCGGCCTCGTTGCGATCGCGCTCGGCGCAGCGCGCGGCTAGCTCGGACGCCGGGAAGGTGCGGATGTTGCCTTTGTCGTCCTGCCCAATGCCGAAGTTATGATCGTCGATGGAAGCCTGCAGGTCCTTGCGAATTTGTGCAGTGATCTGCTTCTTGCTGGTCTCAGCCATGGTGCTCGACCTCCTCCATCTCGATGTACGTGGTGCCGCCCTTCTTCTCCACCTTGTGAACGAGGAAGTAGGTGTGGGCCTTGAACAACACCTCCTTCTCGGACTTGTTCGCCGATGTCGAGAAATCGGCGCCGCGCTTGCCGATCGCCTTGATTTTGTAGTGGACATTGCCGCTAAACGAGAAGCCGGCGCCGGTCGACGTGAAGGCGCGCTCCTCGACGACGTGGCCGGGAACATACCCGTCTATCTGATCCTGCGTCAAATGCGTGCCGCGCTCGACCGTGCCGGTATACTTGGGCAGCTTTTCAAGCGCGTTGTTCATCAGCCGCGCATAGACGTGCTGCTCCGGCTTGAGCGTGCCCTTGCGTAGCTGCGCATTGACCTTGCC